CTATAAATGACAATAAATTCTCATATTCCGATACTGGAAACGCCGAAGAGTTTGTGTCGATTTTCGGAAATACCATAAAATACAACCGAGACAACAAGATGTGGATGATATGGAACGGTCTTTACTGGGAATTCGATGTCCTCGACAAGATAAAGGTTCTTGCTGATGAATACATTGAAAGCCTTAAAAACAACTCCGATATGATACTGGTCGATAAGGATTACAGGAAGAACATCGAGAGGCTATTATCCAGCAACGGAAAGGAGATGATGATTAAGGAAGCCCAGCATATCCCTGACATACCTTGCCAGAATACCGATTTCGATAAGGACATCTACAAGATTAACTGCCGTTCAGGAGTCCTAGATTTAAGGACTGGAAAGCTCCAAGACCATCTTCCGAGCCTGATGCAGAGCAAATTCTGCAACTGCGAAATAACCAAGAAGAGACCTGAAAAGTTTCTGAAGTTCCTTGATGAGACATTCAGCGGTGATAAGGAAGTTGTCAGATATATCCTCACTGTGTTTGCAATCTGCCTTACAGGCGATACCACTGAGCAGAAGATATGGTATCTTGTGGGAGACGGCTCGGACGGAAAGTCTTTACTTGTGAAAGTCATATCCTATGTGCTGGGAGATTATTCTGCCACTGCATCGACCGATTTAATCATCGACAAGAAATATCAGTCGCAGAACATATCCGAAGTTGCTAGACTGAAAGGGAAGAGAATGGTATCGATTTCCGAAACCAAGACCGAAGACAAATTGGACGAGGCAGGTGTGAAGAATATGACAGGCGGTGATTCGATAGTGGCTAGATTCCTATACTGCAATGAATTCGAATATACCCCTGAATTCAAGATACTGATGATGTCCAATTATGAGCCGAGAATAGTCGGAAACGACCACGGAATCAGAAGAAGAATCAAGATTATCCGATTCCAGCATACGATTGCTGATGAGGAACAGGATAGGCACTTGTTCGAGAAGCTGATAGCCGAGAAGGATGCGATATTCTCACTGCTGGTCGACTATTACAAGGAATATCTCAAAGTCGGATTGGTGGAGCCTAAGAAAGTCACTGACTGGTCTCAGGGATACTTCAAAGACAACGATGTCATTCAGCAATGGATAGACGAGGATTGCGAAATCGGGAATGGGCTTCACGGAAACGCTAATGAATTATGGGCTGATTTCAAGATGTGGTATGACAAAAGAAACGAATACTTCAAATACTCGCAGACGCTTTTCGGAAGAAACCTTACTAAGAAATACAGGAAATCAATCCAGTACGGAAGAACGATATATGAAGGGATAGAGGTGATAAGGAAATGAAAATAGCAGTAAATGAAAATCAAATAGAATACGAAACTGATAAAGCCTATCTTATCAAAATACCAAATTCCAAAAAGAAGTTTTGGTTTCCAAAATCGCTTGTTTCTTATATAGGAAAACATTTTGTATTGCAATTGTTCGGCGATATGAAAATTACTATTTTTGATAAGACAAGTTCAAAAAAAGTAAATGCCGTATATTTGGAAGACTATTTTGCGAATATCAATGATGAATGCTATCTGAAAGTGGAAGAGCCAAAGAAGCTGGATAAGGAGGTAAAGATACCTGATGATCTTAGAAATGACATCACAGCAGAAAGAAGCGATGGAGAAGTTCAAAAGACTTAAAGTCGGGGCGCTGTTTATGAAGATGGGAACGGGAAAAACAAGAGTGGCTTTGAAACTTGCTGAATACAACAAAGTAAATCTCCTAGTATATGTATGCCCGTTCTCTTGCATTGAGAATATAAGAGCCGAATTCAGCAAGTGGAATTATAGCGGAGAATATAAGATTATCGGATATGAGACGCTGTCAATGTCTGATAGGAAATTCCTATCATTATGTCAGTATATGGATTCCATGGATTACGGAAATGAGATGATAATTGCCGATGAGTCCATATTCATCAAGAATGATTCCACAATAAGATTTAAGAGATTATGCTGTCTTAGGGAGAAATGCGACTATGCGCTTATCTTAAATGGGACACCTCTTACAAAGAATGAATGGGACTTGTACAATCAGATGTATTTTTTAAGTCCTGAGATTATAGGAATGGGTAGAGAGGAATTCCTAAACAGCTTTTTCAAAAAAATAACCTACAAGAAGAGAGGAGAAAAGGAGCATTCATTCTATCAGTTCTCTGATGTTAATTCGTCAATGCTTACCAAGATGATAAATCCATACGTGTTCCAATGCGATTTGGAATTCGCAAAGGAAGAAGAAGAAACGGTAAGATGGATAGGAATTTCTGACTGCTATGACGAATATCAGGAAGCAAAGAAAAAATATCTTTCCGAATACAAGGAGAATTGTTCCTCGGATTCGATAATCCGAATGTTGCAAGTCCTTAATCATATATCAGCTACTGACATCAACAAGATAACTTCGGTGGCGGAATATTCCAAAGGCAAGAGAGCAATCATATTTGCGTGTTATAAAGATGAGATAGATATGATATATAAGTGCCTTAAAGGAGAATGCTATAAGATTGACGGAGATATCAAAGGCAGAGATGATATCATCAATGAATTCCTTAATGGAGATAAGCCTTTGATAATGTCATACGGCTGCGGTTCGTTCTCTCTTAATATGCAGAGATGCAGTGAGATTATATTCTCATCTCTTACATTCGATTACGGGCGAATGGAACAGGCAAAGGCTAGGATTAAGCGGATTGGTCAGGACAGCGACATAAGATATACCTATTTCCTTACAGAATGCGGAATAAACAGGATGATATTGGATAATCTGTCAAAGAAGAGGAATCTTGACGAACTGGTAAAGATGAAATTAGATAAAGGAGATATGGAATGGCTAAAAAATATATAGGGAAAAATGTATATCAGGCTTCTCAGGAAAGAATCGAATACCTATTCAATGAATTCCCCAATGTGATGGTTGCATTCAGCGGTGGAAAGGATAGCACAGTATGTCTTGAAATGTGCTTTGACTATGCAAAAAGCCACAATATTCTGAATCATCTGTCGTTCTACCATATAGATTACGAAGCCCAATATCAGATGACAACTGACTTCGTTTCTGATTGCTTTCTTAAGAGATTCGAAGGAATAAACAAATATTGGCTATGTCTGCCAGTCCATGCGCAATGCTGTTGCTCCATCGATAAAGGGTATTGGATTCCTTGGGACAAAAATAGCGAAAGAATATGGGTTAGAAAAATGCCACAGAATAAATATGTTATCAACGAATCAAATGCGAAATTCAAGTATAATCAATCCGATTATATAGTTCAGGACAATTTCTGCAACTGGTTCAAAAATAAATATGGAAAGACAGCTTTTGTCATAGGAATCAGAGCAGATGAAAGCCTTAACCGATTCCGAGCCGTAGGAACTGGGAAAGCTATGAAATACAAGGGAATTTCTTGGATAAACGGAAATAAAGCATATCCTATATACGACTGGACAGCAGAAGACGATTTCATATATTTTGGGAAATTCGGGAAACCATATAATCGTCTATATGACTTATATTATCAAGCAGGTCTAAATGTAGAGCAGATGAGGGTAGCTTCACCATTCAACGATTGTGCTTCCAATACTTTGAAGTTATATCGTGTAATAGACTGCAATACTTGGAGCAAAATGGTCGGTCGTGTAAATGGAGTCAACTTCACAGGAATATACGGAGGCACAACAGCTATGGGCTGGAAATCCATAACAAAGCCGTCTAACATGAGCTGGAAGGATTATTGCTATTTTCTTCTGTCTACCCTAGATGAGAAGACACGAATACATTATGAAGCAAAGCTAAATACATCAATAAAGTTCTGGAGAGACAAAGGCGGAGCATTGGGAGATGAGACGATAGAGGAGCTACCACAAGAGGCTATCGTTGGAAATCCCAATAATTATTCATCTAAAAAAACAGTGCGGTTCGAAACTTACCCTGATGATATGGAAATAAGCGACTTCAAATCAGTGCCTAGCTACAAGCGTATGTGTGTGTGCATTATGAAGAATGACTATTATTGCAAATATATGGGATTTTCTACTACCAAGGAAGAAAACGAAAGAAGAAAGGAGACAATTAAGAAATATGAAAACATTTGAAAGCCCTGTCTACAATGTGAGGAAAGTTCCAATCGATAAAATCAAGGCTAACTCTTGGAATCCAAACCATGTCGCACCGCCCGAAATGAAACTCCTATATAAATCAATACTGGAGGACGGATATACCATGCCGATAGTATGCTACTATATCAAGGAGACTGATACATATGAGATCGTTGACGGATATCATCGTTATCTTACTATGCTAAATCACAAGGATATCTATGACAGGGAGGGAGGCTGTCTTCCAGTCGTAGTTATCGATAAAGATGAATCAAACCTAATGGCTTCGACAATCAGGCATAACAGGGCAAGAGGCACTCATTCAATAGAGCTGATGACAGGAATAGTAGCCGATTTGAAGAAAAGCGGAATGTCCGACCAGTGGATCATGAAGAACATCGGTATGGACGCCGAAGAGCTTTTAAGGCTGAAACAGCTAAGCGGACTTCAGGAGCTATTTAAGGACAAGGAATTCTCAAAGGCGTGGATTCCTTACGGGGAAAAATGAAATGCTCCGTTCATACCAGTCAGATTTGTATAATCGCTCCCGACAGGCTCTTTTATCCTGCCGTGGAGTCTGCATAGTCGCTCCGTGCCGTTCGGGAAAGTCCTATATCATGCTTGAAATAGTCCGCCACGCCATGATTAAGAAATCATCTGTCCTAATATTAGCGCATCGGAATATCTTGCTCGACCAGCATCGGAGACTAATCACCGAGGGCGCAAGGATTGAATCCGTTTTTACCGAAGCAAATCACTTGGGAGAAAATGGCAAAGTCGATTTAATCATAATCGATGAAGCTCATCTGTCAGGATGCGAATCCTATCAGAAAGTCTGCTCCTACTATTCCACAGCTAAGATAGTCGGATTCACTGCGACCCCATCGAGGCTTGACGGGAAACCGCTTAATTTATTCCAACAGCTTATCATAGGGGTATCAGCCGATGAGCTGATAAGGAGTGGATATGTCGCTCCTTATGACCTCTATGCTCCGAAGCTCAATATCGACTTGTCAGGCGTATCCCAGTCAGGAGGCGACTTCAGCAATTCGGAACTGGGAGAGGTTATGACCGACAGGAAGATATACGGGGATATTGTTTCCAATTATCTCAAGTATGCTGGTGATAGGAAAGCGATAGCCTACTGTGTCAATGTTAAACACGCTCTAGAAATGCGAGACCTGTTCAACGCCAACAATATACCAGCGGTCGAGATAGATGCTAATTCAAGCGTTTCCGATAGGGAGAAAGCCCTGAGAGATTTCTCATCAGGAAAATACCGAATTCTATGCAACTGCAATCTCATATCCGAGGGGATAACCTTGCCTGAAGCCGACTGCTGTCTGCTCTTGAGACCTACACAGTCGCTTACTCTCTATATCCAGCAATCGAACAGATGCCTTACTCCTAGGGAGGGCAAGAGAGCGGTGATAATCGACTACGTAGGAAACTGCTTCACCCACGGAATGCCGACCGACAGCCACGAGTGGAGCCTTACATCAGATGTCAGAACACCCAACAGGTCTAGGGAGCCTGATGTTCTAGTCAGGATATGCACGAATTGTTATCGAGCCTATCCAGCTTCAGTCGGTCGTATTTGCCCTTATTGCCACCACGATAACGGTAAGACAAAGAAAGAAATCAAGGAGGAAAAAGAAGCAGAGCTTGAACGGATAACCGAAATAAAAAAGAAAGACGATAGGATAAAGCAGGGAAGAGCAAGGTCGCTTGAAGAACTTATCGAAGTCGGAAAATCCAGAGGCTATCGAAACCCTTGGGCTTGGGCGAATTTCGTAATAAATGGGAGGAAAAATAAATGAGGCTATTAAAATTATGAGGCTATTAAAATTATGACGCCTGAAGACATTCTCAAGAATTCGATAATGATTGAGGCCGGCAAACGTGGATTCATATGCCTTAGACTGAATTCGGGTAAGGCGTGGAACGGCAAAATGATAGCCACTTCGACAGGACACCACGCCATCATCGACCCTAGACCTATCCAGCT